GCTGAGTCTGTCATCCATTTTGCTCATCGTTCTGCTTTTTTATTATGTTATTACTTATGACTAAAAGAGCCTCCTCCGAGAGGTTCCCGAGATCGACATTCAGGTCGAGGTCTGACTGATCCTTCCAGCCGAGATTCTTCAGCGTGAATATCACTCCCGTAACACTGCCCTCCTTGAGGTGCAGCTGTTTGGCGTTAAATTCCTCGATTTTAAGCTTGGCGCGCTTTATGGGAAAGTTAAACTCTTCTTTCACCTCATACTCGAGGAGTGACTGGCGAGAGCTGAAGCCTAAATGATATGCGAGTCCTGGTATTGTCGGAGTCTTCTCCTTCCCGAAGTACTCGTCAATTTTATCCTGCATGGCAGCGGAGGACTTATACATCGGTTCACGCCCGCCCCCCTTGTTGCCTGCCGCGTATTTATTCCCCTTGTGTGCTGGCATAGTTAGTTTAAATTATTCGTTAGTATTCTCTTTAATTCTCGCAACCTCTCGAAGTCAGGCAAGTACCGAGGATTACCGCTGTGAGCCTTAACAGTCGCCAGGTGTGACTCGACGAAGAGCGGAAGGTCGATAATCGTACTGCACGAGTCGAGCCTGACCATCTTATCGCGTGAGGTGAAGTTCCTGAAGAACTCCTCCAGCTCGGCGGTGTCCCACGGCGTATATTGCCGCCCTTGCGACTCCTTGTAAAAAACATCGTTAGCCTCGAAGCGAGGAGGTGGTGAGTCTGTCAGATCCTCACTATGAACGGCGGCTGAGATAGGTGTTATCTTCGGTAATGGCATGGCTCTCAGTTTAGATAAATGGTTGACACTTGGTTGACACGCTTATGACACATTATCAATAACTTATCTAATGTCAACCAGTCAACTCGACTATTTAAAATGAAAATATGTCCTATTATACTCATCTTCTTCATATTCAATTATATATAGTCAATATATTATGAATTTTATATATTATGTATTTATATGTATTATATACTAATACCCCTATTTTCTGCGGTAATATGTAGGTTGACTGGTTGACATCGGTCAACTCACTGATATTATGTATTTTATATGTCAACCTCATGTCAACCGCTTTTGCCATTTTTGAAAATCTTACTTATATACTGCCTCGACACCTTGAGGATCTTCGCGACATCATTCTGATTATATCCGACTTCCAGATGCAAGTATTCGGCGATGACCTTCTTGTTCAGTCCGTGGACGGAGCTTCGGTTCAACTCCCTGGCGACCTTCTCCCCCGTCAGTCGGAAGTACTCCGCGATGTCAATAGCCGACTGCATCTCCTCGCGAGTGATGTCAGGAAGCTCGACACCGTCAACCGCCCAGTGAGAATAATGAATGACCAATCCCAGCCGCAGAACTATAATCGGGAGCTTCGCCCGAAGTCCGAGAAGATAATCGTCTTCGAGGCTGTTCATGATATCTGTGTTCGCGTCGTTCCACTCCTTGTATAAGGCTTCAGCTTCCGGCGACAGTGCTATGTATTCGGTCTCGGCGTTGTTCACTGAGAGGAGGTTCGCGATATATTGCTCGTACTGCTCGGCATAAATGGAGGGGAGGATATCGTTCGTGAAGCGCGGTCTCTCGGCTCTGTCAGGGAAGGCGAAGCACAATCTTTGCATGAAGCCGTTAACGCTGCGGTTATCTTCAGCCAGGGAGGACAGTGCTTCAGGTTGCATCCCTCCGGTGACGCATATAAACGGCTCGAGTATCTTCATCGGAGTGTCTGACTTGCGGTCGATTGTGATAGGCTGCTCACTCCACGACTGAAGCCACAGAGCTACCTCTCCGCTCTTGTTGTACCTCCCGAAGTCGTCGATCCAGCCCTTCAGCTCGTCCCGCTCGAGACAGATCCCTCGGAGGTTGTGGCGGTGCACATTATACATTGCTTCGGGCGTTGTGTCCGAGAGGATGAACCGACGACAGACCGGCATCTCTGGCACTTCGTAAACGCCCGCAGCCGCCCGCGACTTCTTGTCCATTCGTTTGATATTCTCGTACTCTGCCAGCTTCTTCTCGTAATACGCGATTGACTCGTTATCCAGTCGATGGAACGGTCTGAATGCGAAGCGAAGCGGCTCTGTCTTCCCGACTCCCGTCTTCCCGACGAGACAGATCCATAATACTGCACCGTTAGTGTACTTGTTCTTTACCTTGAAGTTTTTACCCAGTGCCAGGCATGAGGCGACAAGAATAGCCGCAGACCAGTAGTCCTGATGTGTGCCGTATGTCCGTGAACACTCGCGGATAATATTCTGAAGCACCTCGGGCAGTCCCGCGATGGGAAGCGGTGGTGTTGGCTGTATCTCCTCCTCCACTGGTGTGACCTCGGGAAGATCTCCGAGCTGGTTAGCGGTGTTGAACCACTGAGGATTATTATATACGCTCCTGACGATCTTCTGTATCTCCTCCGCGGTGAAGCCACTCGAAGCCAGGGTCTGGAGTTGGCTCAATACATACCCCTCGTCAATTCCGAAGCGGTTACACGCTCCCGCGAGTGCAGTGACGTACTCATTCCGATGACCCTCGACGAATGACACCCGCTCCTCAGTCCATTGTCTCAGGCTGTCATAAAGAGACAGCTTGTCCGGTGTCTTCGCTGTGGGACGCGTGGCAGTGTACTTGTCAATGAAGTCTCGCCCGAGGATACTCGGATTGTCACAATAATAAGCGTCAGCGTCATGGCACAAGAAGCACGCCCGCGAGACATCTTTACAAGCTTCGTCGATTGGTGAATGGATCTCGGTCGCGAAGAAGGAACTCAGGGCGGTGAAGTATTCGAGGTGTGTCCCCTGCGTGGTATCAATCTTAAACACCACCTTGAGACCATCGCCCGAGGGGGATATGAACATCAGAGCCGGAGTGTAAAATGACACAATGAGATCCTGCACACTCTTTATAAATTTCGGCGTGCCGATGTGATCCATGTCAACACACAAATAACCGGAGTGAGAGACGAGCGCATCATTCTTGCGGGTGGTGAATACGCCGGAGAAGGTGACAAGCGGAAGAGTCTTCTTGAATGCCTCCCTCTCCTCCTTGACTTCCCTGCTCCGATAATCGCCAGTGAGACGCTTCAGTGAAGGAGCGGTACGGATAGCCGTGGCAACTGACTGGAGATCCGTGGCAGCACTCGGCTCCCGTTGTGTCACGCCGTTATTGAATACAGATATACTATTCATAAGCCGTCAAACCACTGCTTAAATGAGGTGAAATCGCGAGCCGTAAACCATCGACCGCCAGCCGCTTCATGTTCAGCCTTTACACGCTCCTGGAATATGCTCATCTTATCCCTGGCGATCTTCACCTCGACCATCAGGCTGACACCCTTGTAAGTGGCGATAATGTCAGAAATCCCTCGTTTCGCACCACTGGGAGTATATTTACCTAGATCCTTCCTCCAGGTTCCCCCGTTGTTCACCCTCGAAGCGAACCCGCCGCGGAGTGTGATGTACGTCACAATGCAAGCTGTCAATCCATTCGCGGTGTCATCGCGGTACACATACGGCGCGAGATATTTCGGATCGACGTTCGGATGTTTGACTCTGTCCTGCTCATTTTTCAGTCGCTCGAGTTCCTTAACGCTCTCAGGCTTCGCGTACTTCTTGCGAGCCTTGCGCTTCTTTGCTGGTATGGGAGGAAGCTGGTACATTACTTCCCAAACTTCCGCGGTTGAACTGCGAGATCGCGGTCGATCTCAGAACGGAGGTAATAGCATCGCCGCCCCATGCGATGAAAGGTTATCGCCTTGCGCCGCTTCAGCGCGTGAACGGTCTGCACGCTGCAATTTAGGTACTGAGCGAGAGCCTTGTCGCCGTCGAACTTCAGCTCCTCCGTGGGTGCTTCTTTATTCTCGAGACGGGTGTCGATTACTGAGCGGAGATCCTCCACTTGCTTAATGAGGTACGCCACCGCGTCGGGGACTCTGTCGAAGGTCATGTTTTCAGTTTTAAACTTCATCGCGGTATTGTTTACGACAAAGTTCAGAAGAAACACTCCCGCTCTTGTTTTAGGGGAATGTCAGTCCGAAGAAGTTACTGATAAATAGCGTATTATGAAAAGTCACGGAGAATGAAGGGGGAAAGTATGGGGAAGGCTCTAATGACTGGCGAAGAGCTGGTCAATCCAAAGGTATTTATTCTTCAATTCTGTTGCGGAGGTGGTGACTTTATTCGGCTTGTAACCTCCGGTATTCTGTCCGAAGTAAGTATCTAGTTCGCGCTGAAGACGTGCGAAGCTTGTCCCTGGTCTGAATATGTGACGGTATTCCGTATGAATCAATAAGTACAATGCTGCGTACTGCATCAGACTCAATTCTGTCGACTTCAATCCCTCATCGCATTCCTTGAGAATACGGTCAAGTTCCTCCCTATTCTTATCGGTATTCTTTATGAGGCTGTATAAATTGCTCAGATCCTTCACGAGTTGTGTCGGCAGCCACTCCTCGAGCTTATAATACATGATTGCATCAGCGATTAACTTCGCCTTGTCAGTCATCTCCTCACCGCTAAAATTGATAATCCCGCTTAGATACATCCTATAATGATGGCGCAGCATTCTGACATATTCAATCGGATAACCTCTCGTGTCAATCATGTAGTACCATTGTTTGAAACCGCCCTTGAATGTGTCAAGAATGCAGTCGCGGAGCGTTATCTGTTTGGGAGTGTGGAAGAGCCTATCAATGAAGTCGATCTCCGATTGAATATACTTCTCCCTCGAGGGAGCGGTCGCTAGATACTTCCGTATTCTGCGCGTCTCGCGCTTGAACCTCTTATCAGCCTCGGCAAGAATTAACTCCTTACCATCCAGCCTCTTCCCTGAATTTGTCTGCTTTCTCATCTTTGGAACTCTTAATATATGACATGAATTGTTTTTGCGTAGCGTGTCCGGTAATCGCCATGATGAACAGAATATTTATCCCCTTGTTGGCTGCATTGGTGGCGAAGGATCTTCTCGCAGTATGCGAAGAGACAGCCTTCCACTTCTCCATTGTCTCCGAAACATCCTCCCCGCCCTTGGTCATGTGCCTTGTGAACGAGTCTTTTATCCCTGCCTCCTTCGCGACATCCTTAACGTAATCGTTAAATCGCTGGTTAGTGATCGCCCGAGGTATCTCATAATTGTATTTCTCGAGTATGCTGACAACTATCGGGTGCAGTGGGATGACAACCTTCGCGCCCGTCTTGCGGGTCTTGACTCGGATCTTCTTGTTCTTTATGTCGATGTCCTCCTTCTTGAGCGTCGAGAAGTCGCTGAAGCGCAATCCCGTGAAGCAACCGATCAGAAATACGTCCCTCACTCGGTCGAGCTTCAGATTATTGGAGAGGTCGAGCTGGTAAATCTTCAATAACTCATCCTCATTCAGATATGCAGCGTCAGCGTCCTCCTCGCTGCCCTTGAGTATGTCCCTAAATTCGAGGTTGTCATTCTTGTTATTGGTGACGGCATCATTAAGGACGGTCTTCAGGAACCTCAAGGAGCGGGCGATCGTATTGGTGGCGTACTTCTTCTTTGTTGTCATGTATTCCATGAACTCGCGATAAAATGTCGCGTTAATGTCGCTGAAGTCATACTCCCGCCCCTTATGTTCACAGAAATCGTTAAACAGAGTTTTTATCGTTCCATACTTCTTACTCATCGCCGGAGACAGCTTCTTCCCAGTGCGGGGATTGACTCGCTGGGGGATGCTATTGATATAAATGTCGATATACTCCTTGAGTGTGATCTTCGGCTTCTCAGGCTCGGGTCTGAGTAGCTTGTTTAGTTCGTTACGGAAGATATCAATAGTCAATGGCACGCCGCTGGCGATAGCATCGGACTCAATCTTCAGAATATGCCTCTCAATACTCTTGAGATTTGCATTCATAATGTCGGAGTGGGGAGCGATCGTCTTTATGGGATCTTTACCTAGCGCGGCATAATTTCTATTGAAGTAAATGAGATCACACCTCACGCGGGTGTAGTACTCCAATCGCTTACCATTGTAGGAATATTTTGCAATAATCGGGAGGTTGGTGTCTGTTAAGCTCCCCTCCTTGTCCTTCCTCCTTAACGGGTAAAATTTGACGTGTGCCATGTGTCGAAAAGTTTACACACAAATATACACACAGTAAATGGTTATTTTACCTATATATTCAATATATTTTAACTTTATGAGTAATAATAGTACTATCTTTAACTTATTGATTTTATTTATGTTTATATGGTTTCTCTTGAAATAAGTTTATGCCAGGTTATACTCCCGCCAGCTCCACAACCTCAGACTTTTATCGACTTATAAATCAACGGTTTATAAGTCTTTACTTTATACCTTACACACATTTTAGCACACAGCTGATGGTAAAAATGAGCCGCATTTTACAAAAAAATACCCCCTCCTGACACATGGCTGTTGACGAGAGGGGGATTAGTAAAAAATGGTAGCTCTCCATTGTCAAGATACTGTCTGATTAGTCCCGTGACTGGGTGCTGCATTTATAAATGAGAGCTGCCTCACTCCAAAGATACTAATTATCTATAAACTCGACAACCGGAGTTGAGGCTCCAGCGTGCTGCTTACACTCTGTCGTTATTCCCTCCCTTATCTTCTGCATTAACGTGGTGTGATAGTCCTCGACGGTCAGCTTCTCCTCGGTTTCGAGGTATGACAACGCGGATCGCAGGGTGTCATACTCCTCCGGCAAGTTTATAGCCTTCTCACGCAGATACGCCAGCTGTTCATCTTCTGACCATAATTGTGCAGTCGTGAATACTTTTCGGCGGTTGTCGTCGAAATCCACAACGGCGTTATGCAGTCCCCTGGTGGTGTCGATCTTCACGCGATAATGCCGGAGAAGATTATTCTCCTTATCGACTAGTTTCAGCTGCGGGAGGTCAAAGTTCCCGCCACTGACTCCGCGATGACCGCCGCTTCGGAAGAATGCCAGCATATCGTTATGAGATTTTACCTTCATTGGGAAGGTGTGCCAGGAGTAACCGCTGCGGAGAGTGTCGTTCCATTGCCAGTTAAGTCCATCATGTCGAATGTACATTGTAGTCATATTTATAATTTTAAGGGGTTAATTCAAATCAGCTCTATTGCGGCGCGTCTCTCTTTTTATCGTCAGGTTGCCCAGTGCATCGCGCACGACCGGAGTTTTAGCGATAACATAATACTTGCTGTAAACAGTGTTGACATATTGAAGCAGTAGTTTCATCTCCTGGTCATCGGTGCCGTACTTCGCGCGGATCTCTGCGGCGTATGCGTTCAGTGCAGTAGTTACTAAAACCGCCTCGCACACATCATTTATGCTTATATTGTCATTCATTGCCGTTCCGAGTATTGAAGTTTGAGGATATCATTCTTTATATACTCCTTGTTCAGCTGGAATTCTCCCTCCATACCTCTCGAGAGTAATAAGTGAAAAGCCTTCGACATGATAACCTTGTCCGTGGTATTGAAGCCGTATCGCTTGTCGTGTTCATTAATGATACGGACAAGATCTTCCCAGTGCTTAAGCGTGTCTAGCTGTTTGGGTGTTTCTGCATATACTCGGAACCTCTCCTGACTCGCTTCCAGTGCTGCCTCGTCAGCGATGAAGCCGCCGGAGGTGAAGGTGAGGTACGCTTTATGTTTCTCGTACTCCTGGATTGTGATAACTCTCGGAACCTGCTTATATCTGATCTTCTTACACGCCGTACAGTCGGAGGTCACGATCCTGCCCTCGAGGATGTTCATATAGTTCACTCTGTCGATCCCCAGCATTAACGCGAGTTGCTCCGGCACGACGGGAAGATTACCCTCGACCGAGATCTTGACACTCTTTGTCAGCACTTCGTCGAATGCCTCCGCCGGATCTCGTATAAGCCACTCGAACTCTTCGAGAGTTGTGATCCTCTTCCAGGACTGGAACGACTCGAAGATATTACAAAGTGCGTTCGCTCTCTCAGCCACGGTGTCAACCTTGGTGAAGAAGTCGCTCTCCTTATTCACATCATGATATACCAATACTTTTGCTTCCATAACTATTTTATTACTACTATTTTACCATATTTACCGAGAGGATTGATCCTCTCCCACTCTTCCGGCGTGACTCGCTGACCGTCATATAAGAATCGCCCGTCAGCCTCAAGAATTGCCATAAACGGAAGGTTGTACTGAGCCGCCACTTCCCGTATATCCTTGCCCGTCTCCCGAACCTCGTTCAGGATCATGAGGCGCATCGACTTGCCGACTTCATAGCCGACCATCTTGCTGAGTCTGTCATCCATTTTGCTCATCGTTCTGCTTTTTTATTATGTTATTACTTATGACTAAAAGAGCCTCCTCCGAGAGGTTCCCGAGATCGACATTCAGGTCGAGGTCTGACTGATCCTTCCA